CCCGTCTGTGGCAAATATATTTGTAGAACTATATTTTCCACTGACATCACTGAGTTCAAAATATTTACTAATACCACTGCTTACTCTATTGGTGCTTTTAATTTTAAGTACATTGCTTGTATATGTTAAAGGTGCTATATTATAATCTTCACCTGTGACCATGCGATCTTGTGTATAATATGCCTGTGGTGCATTTCTTTGTATAGTAGCATTTGTTTCAGGTGCCGCACTATTACTAACTGTGTATTGTAATCCTAATGTTACAGTAAGTGTTTGATTTTGTCCAGATTGATTAACATAAGGAACATTAATAACTACTCCGCTCATCTGCTCAGGTTTAATTGCATATGTTAATCCGTTGCTTTGACGATAATACAAATTAAAATTACCTTTAGGTAAATCACCAAAACTACCATCAGCAAAATTTAAATCAATCTGATCTTGGTCTCTAGAAGTAACACTATAAAAATTTCTAATATTTGTGGCAATGCTATTATAGATAACATTATTACCTACTACAGCAGGAACTTGTGTCCATGGTGTTGTAGGATAACTTCCGTCATTGTTTAATTGCCATAACCATACATCAGTGTTATTAATTTGACTAACATTGATACCAATAATTTCATTAGCGACAGGATTTGTAATACTAAAATTACTTAAACCTAATGTACCTTGTTTGAATAATGCAAAAAATCCTGTGTTAGCACTACCTGATCCCTGATTATCGTTTTGATATAATAAACTTACAGAACTTGCAGGTCTTGGTGTTGCTTCATAGATATAACTTTGTCCTTTAAATGTAGCAGGAACAATTTCAAAAGACATAGAAGTTCCGTTTACATTTTTATTAAAACTATAAATTGGCACATCAGGATTTGAACTGTTTATTAAATATTGCTGTGTATTAATACCGTTGATTGTTCCTTGATCATCAGGTTTACCAAATGTCATAGGTGCAGGCATTGCAGAATTTATAATACTAATAAATTGATTATACCAATTTGTATTAGTAGGATCATTCCATGCAATGGTTGTATTGGCTAAATTAATTCCAGTAGAATCAGTAATAGAATCTGTTGTAGCAATTGCTGTAATTTTTAATAATCCACTAGCAGGAATATTACGCTTAGGAACATAACTTACTAACTGCGCTAGGCGTAAAATACTATCTCGACGCTGGGCGGTTTCTAAGAAGTTTTCACGAGCATTTAAATCAATTCGAAAACTTAAATTCTGTCCTAGATATGCTATTAAATCAACTAAGGCAATATATTCACTACTGTCAATATAGTCATTAAAATCTTCTGGATAATTTTCTTGTAGATAAGAAATTAAAACTCTACGAATAGTTTCATAATCATAACTTTGAAAGTCAGCATTACGAAAACTTTGGTAGATTTTTTTCCAGTCTTCAGTGACTAGTAGGTTGGATGTTGTTGATGGGATAGTCATAATTTTAATTCTATACCGTATTTATTGCGGCAATAAACCATGTACATTATTGTACTGTAAGGCCAGCATTTTGATCAAAAGTCAATATCATGTTACTTGATTGATCAGTGCCTGCCAGTTGCAAAGTTATTTCAATAAGATACCCTTGTTGAAATTCTGTTAGATTAATTTGAGTAGGAATAGCTCTAGGATCACTGTTGCATATCTTTGTAATATCAGTATTGAGAGCTTGTTTAATTTGGTCAGTCATAGGCTCCATTAATACATCCCAAATAATGCTACCAAACTGAGGATTCATTACACGCTCACCTTTGCGTGTATTAAATTGATTTATTATATCTTGCTTAATTAGATCAAGATCATATAATCGTGAAGTTGTATTGGCAGGGTCTTGACTGGTGAATCCCATATAAAACTGGCTAGTTTTAACAGGTTGTTGAGGAACTGCATTAGCATTGGTAATAACTAGTGATTTGTAGGCCATACTATATTTATTGCGCTATTTGACCAGACTTAATAGGGTTACCTGAACTGTCTGTTACTATGGTTCCACTACCGGATTGTACAACGGTGCCTTGTAATTGACCTAGAAAACATTGATAAAATCCTTGTTTAGTAGCATGAATATCGGGTGTATTAAATCCTACGGCACGACAAGCGGCTTCAAAATATCCCGGATCTGTTTGAGGAACCTTAACACGATCTAAGAAGTATAGTACACTTACTTGTGCGGCTATGGTTAAATCATTAAGCATTTCAGGTTTGTCAGTTAATGATGTTGCGGAACTTACAAGACCTTTACTAAACATTAAGTTACTGTATTTTGCATAATTTGCACGACCTGTTAATTGTATAAATCCACGGCCAATAAATGCGGCACCATCTCCTGCCTGTGTATTACCGAGACCTTTACCTTTGGCAGTTTGATAACCATACAAAAATTCAGGTAAGCTATTGTTAGGATTACCGACATATTGTTGAGCTAAATTTGCATCGCCCTTAAACACTGTGGGAAATACTTCTAATAATCTTGCGGCAGATGTATAGTTGAAACTTTCTGTAACAACTTTCCAACGACTCTCACCACCTGCTATTCCCAATAAACTTGCCACTGCTGTAGGAGCAGTTAATCCTAATTTTTCTGCGGCGGCTTTTAATGCATCTATCCCTGCTTTGCTTGCAGAATTGTTAATATCTTTAGCATACTTAGGATCACAGGTACCTGGTACAACTTCAGGTGTATTAGCACTATCTACAATACCAGAATTAGGATTAGGTGCCACCCCTGGACGACTTTGTAATGTTACATCTGTAGAAGTAGAACTAAATGCCTGAGGATTAATATTCTCATGCTGATCATAAGGTTCATGTGTAGGAACTCGTTGCATGATACTATTGATAGGAGTAGTTTTATATTTGTTGTTAACTGCCCATCCAGTCTTAGGATCCCTATTAGGCAAATGATAGATACTTAATAAAGGTGGAGCAGTGGCCGCAACTGCCGCAGTAGGTGCCGCGGCTGCGGGTCCATTCATGTGATATATTGCCGCACTGCCATAATAGTTTCCATTAGCGCCTACATTAAAATCACCGCCAGAACCCTGGAACATATTTGTTTCAGCACTTAGGTGCATACTTGCATCTGCTGTAAATAATATATCTTTACCTGCGGCCATGTTAATATCTTGTGATATATTTGTTCTTTGAGATCCGCCTATTGTTTCATCTAAATCATTCTTAAATGAAATCTTTCCATAATCATCGACTACAAGATAATAATAACCATTGACATTGGTTTCCATATTTCCCATGGCTCGCATATTAAGATTACGCCCTGCTTCGATGTTAATATCTCGATCAGCACGGAAATTAAAATCTGCCTCAGAATGAATGCTAACACTGTCTGCGGCATAGATATCTAACTTACCATTACTGGTCATTTCTATCCAGGCAGTACCTTTAGAGTTAGCAATATAAATTAAATCTTGACTGTTATGCATCAATATTTGATGTCCAGTTCGAGTACGAATTCTTATTAATTCATTTTGTCCGTTGACATCACCATCATCCATGACAAATGTACTACCACCTAATCTACTTACAGGCACTTGACGATTACCCTCATAACCAATCTTACCTGTCTTAGCATTGGTACTTGTATCTAAGGGGCCAGGAGTAGATATTCCAAATACATTTGACGGGTGTTCTCTTCTAGCACTGCTCGATGTAACTCCTCTCACTGTATCTAATAATAATCCTTGAGCCAATAATCTGTCAGCAAATGGATGTATCGGTTTAGGAATTTTATCTATATTAGGATCATTTAATTTTTGTGTACCCTTGAGGAATTCAGCGACAGGAAGATATTCTGTACCATATCTATCTTTTTGTTGTTGTGTCATTGCAGTTTGTTTGCTGGCTGCAATTCCGGGAACCATGTGATTTTGAAAAGGGTCTTGGACACACCCCATCCAATATCCTTGATTAGGATCACCGTCAATGAAGATAACCATAACGGTAGTTCCAACATCCGGCGGAATAAACCACATGCCATAACTTTTTTGTACATCGTTAAAATCACTGCTGTTGTTACCCTCAAATCGTGCAGATGTGACTCCATAAAAAGGATTCAAATAACTAACAATATAAGTCTGTCCTTGATCATCTATATTGCTTTGTAGATTTTTAATCAAAGATACTTCTAACTTACCTGTATAACTAGGATCTAAATGACTAGTAATTTCAGCTAGGAACGGACCAGGAGTTGGTAGTTTACCTCGGCGTCTTTCTTCAAATGGCATATATCAATTATTTCCTAACATTAATTTATCTAGTGGGCTCGATCCTTGACTTTTACTGCCAAATTGATTAGTAACTGATTTAGTTAAGTCACCACCTGTATTCATTGTTGAACCAAAATTTTGTTGTACTGTATTCAACCCAGCTTCTTGTGATAATGATGATCCTACAAGATTAGATAATTGTAAATTTCCCGACAAGTATTTAGACCCTGCAGCCGCGGCCAGTAATAAATTGCCGGCTGTGCCTAGATTAACTGATGGCAATAATGCAGATTTAAGATCAACAGATGATAATAAATTTTGAGGTATGTTTGAAACATTTTTAACTCCATAAGCATTAGCTACAGCACTCGGACCGCCAGACTTTGCTATATTATCTATATATTGTGTATCTGGAGCAGGGGCAGGTGCAGTAGCATAAGGTGCAGTAGGAGGAAGATTTGCAATACCTTGTGGAGACAACGATTTTAAGTTTACACCTTGACTGCTTGCCACTGATAAATCTGTATTAGACGGAACTGTTGAAGCAATATTAGACATTTGCCCCAGTACTTTGCTCTCTAAAGGAGCAGATAATCCAGATATTTGTGTAGGATCTACTCCAAATTTTTGTGCCACTGCGTCTGGATCTGTAGGAATTCCTTGTGTTATTGCCGATGCATTTGCACCTATATTATTAACTAGATTAGCATTTGCAGTTTCAAGATTTGCCACAGCGGCTAATGTATTGGGGTTAAGGCCTGTTGCCGCACCTGTAATGGCAGTAACATTAGTAGGTAATGTAGAATTTTGCAATTGTACATCTTGTGCTGTTACTGTTTGTCCAGAATTAATCAATGTTGAAACTGGAGTAACTGGAGTATAATTTACAGTAGATCCTGCACCTATTCCAGACCCAGGAACTGATACTTGATTAAGTGCTTGACTGGCTTTGCCGATAAGCACCGCCGCTAACTGAACAGCAGGATTAGTAATGCCAAATTGTCTCAGAGCGGTATTTCCTACCTGTGATACTAAACTGGCAGGATTCAGTATTTGTTGTTGTAGATTTGCAATCCCTGATACCTGTAACGGAATTCCTTGATTAATACCTCCAGGTACAACTCCGCCAAAAATTTGTGTAGCAATCCTTGTATTGCCTGCTAGATTAGGAGTCGCTCCGCTGACTTGAGAAAGAAGGTAATTATTAGATCCTCCCAATCCGCCAGAGGCATTGGTAAAATTGCTCAATACACCTGGCAGTCCTGGACTTGGTAATCCTCTTTGTAATTGATTTCCAAGAGTCACTACTGATGCTCTATCACCGTTCTGCCCAGTATCTGTATTAATAACAGGACTTGCAGGGGTATTATCTTGCTTAGTTTGGTCTGTTGGATCAAGAGT